CCCGTACACAGTCACATTTCCACTAAAGTTTCCTGCACTTGACAAAAGGAATTGTATTCCGTCATATGAAGTTGTCAACGTGTTTACTCCTGCAACTGATTGCCAATATGCACCTGATGTTGTTGTGTGCGAAAGATTATTGAAAGATGTTACTTTGCTTGCTTGTGGGTTAAAAATGTCCATTGAAAGATTGTCACCAACCGTATTTATATTGTTGCAAATAGTCCAAGATGTTTGACTTGTTTCCCTCAAACCCGAAACTGTTGTGCTAGATACAACTAATTGTTGTCGGTTGTAGTCTGTACCTGTTGCAGGCGTACCAGCCGTAACAAGTCGCATTTGTAAACTTGGATTAGCACTAGCCAAACCAGCCCAAACAATACGATAGTTTGCGTATGCGCTAGTAAAAACACCGTTAAGCGTTAATGTTTCGCACAAAGTAAAAGTGACACCACCAACTGCGCTTGCTGTTGCTGTGCTTGATGCACCAGTTTTGCCAACTGTTGTAGGTGGCATAGGTACAAGACCTCCAGCCGATGCTGCAACACCATCAGCCTGAAATACACTAACACCTGCACTAGTAAAATACAAAGTACCACCAGCATTCTGCACAAGTGCAAGACTGCCAGAAGTAGAAACTGTTGCTGTACCAGCCGTAATCGTACACACACCTGCACCAATATTAAGCAGCGTCAGATTGTCACCTGCTGCGAACAGAGAAGTGTTTACTGTGATCGTGGTTGCCGAAGCCGAGTTCATTACGATCTTTGTTCCAGCATCAGCAGCAACTAGCGTGTAACTTGCTGTCTTAGTTGAAACAGTTTGGTTGTAATCGTTTGCCTGCAGTGTATTCATCTGCGCTGCAGTAAGAACCTGACTTGCTGTGAAAGTCTGTTTCGCCATAGTGCCTCCTAGTGTAACACTCTAAGCGAGTGCGTTTGTTGAGTCTAAGATACCAAAAGTTGCGTCATCTAGTATAAATGCAAATACTAAATCTGCTACAGCCAAACCAATCTCAATCCTGTGACTTGAAGGCGTGATGGAATGTTTTATGGATTCAACGCTGTAAGGCAAAGTGACTGACGCAGGGCTACCTGTTGGATAGGTTCGGGTGATGTCAATAACATCAGCAATCTCCAAACTGGTTACATCCGTTTGCTCTGCTACATCTAACATATTGTAAATTGTTTGAAGTTTGTCAAACCTATAAACAGGTTCTTTATATCTTGCTAACAGTTCAACTGCCAAAGTATTAGCAGCAGCATCATTTTCTAGCAGCAACCCCGACAAGTTTAAAGTAGAAATACCGTATTCAGTTTGTGAAGTGACATCGTTAGCAGTCTGATCTGTGCCACCCTCCACAGATGCAACAACTTTGTTATATAGAAACTCTTGACCATACAAAACTGATAGCCCCGTATAAGGCAAATCAATACCAGCCTGATCGCTGAAAGTTGCAGAGATAGAAGCAAACGAGGCTGACACACGATCCGTAAAAGTGATGTTGCCATCTCCTGCAACAAAGAAATATCCTTGTTCAGCCAACGCCACATTTTGCAAATAGGTCAGAACATTGGTGTTCGCATCAATAGCAAAGGTTGCGCCACCACCCAAAGTTGCTACACCAGCATCAATGTTTCGGGTAGCAGGATAAGCCACTTCAGGTAAATCAAGAATGGTTGTTACTCGTGTACCTGATAGTTCTGCTGAAGGCGTAATCGGTGAACCGATAAAAGTGTTTGCCAACAACACGAAATCGTCTGCTGCTGTAATGACAACCGTAGAATTATCTATTGTTGCTGTTGATCTTTGAGGATTATATACAACATCAATATCGGTGATACGCCCAACAAATATTGTTATACCATTGGATTTGATTGTTACTTTACGGCGTGGTGTAACACCTGATTTGTTTTCTACGGGATTCCAATACGGTGAATCTTGATTGATAGGGTCGAAACGGCGATCATTGTTTAACAAAGTTATTGAGGCTGTGCCAGCGTTAAAAGTTTGTAACTGATCGGAACGCCCACGACTAATAGAAATGTCTTGCACATATTCGGCAACATCATCACCAAGTAAAGAGCCATCAAGCGCATTGGAATCTAAGACACCAAGACTGGCATCATCAAGCGTGAACGGGTTTACAGGGAAACCAAGTTCCATTAGCACTACAATTTCTTCACCCCAAGCCATCGTTGTAGCCATTACGCCACCTTCAACGGTAATGCACCATTCCTACGGTTATATCGTTGCAACACATTCACAATCTCATCACCAACAGCAGAAGCATCTGTACCGATACCTGCGTTGATAGTTACATTGATTGTTTGACCACCGAACCCACCTAAACGATCAAGAGGAATGATTGCTTCTGCACCAGCCTCACCTGCAAGAATCTGTGTAGGCGATGTGACGATGCCACCTTTAGCCATAGCCAACCCTGCTTTTTTGTATGTGTCATACAGGTTTGGGAAATCTTTTCTTGCTTGCGTAACAGGCGTACTTGATTTCAAGGCTTTAGAGTTCGGATGCAACGCACGCACAGCCTCCATAAACGAACCAAACAAACCACCACTACTCGTTGCAGGTGGTGGTGTCACGCCAACTTCTGCTTCAGCAGTAGCAGCAGCACCAGCCTTCACACCTGTTCGAGCTTCACGAGCCTTATCCTCTGCTTCACGCAAACGATCTACTGCTTCTGTTTGGCGTTCAATGGCTTCCGTTACAGAATCCTCAGCATCAGCCTGTGCTTTCTTAGCATCATTTAACTTATCGACTGCTTCCGTGTACGCATCACTTCCTACCTTCGCACCGTTAATAGTTTCATCTAACAATGTTTCTGCTTCGGTAAGCGCATCGGTTGCTTCAACCTGTGACTCAGTTGCATCCTTCACACCTAGTTTTGCTTCGGCAAGTGCAATCTCTGCCTCACGAATCGCTTGCGCAGAAGTTGTTGGGTCTTTACGCAGATCAGCCAACTCTTGTTCTGCTTTAGTAACAGCAAACACCGAACCTTCGACATCGTAACCAGCCTTTTCAACAGCACCTTGCGCTTTACGCAAAGCCAACTGGCGATCCTTAGCCTGCTTACTGTTAGCACCGTAACCAGCAATCACCTGATTGAAATATGCTTGCGCATCAGTAAGTTTCAATGTTGCTTCAGAAAGAGAAGTGCGTGACTTCATCAAAGATTTATCTGCATCACGAGCAGACTTCTGTGCTGAACTCAAACCTTTCAACTTGTCAATATATTTTTGTAGTTTTTCGCCTGCAGTTTCAAGAGCCTTTGCTGCACCTCCACCACCAGCACCACCTTCGCCACCAGCAGCACTGCCGACAGCCTTTAATGCTTTAGCAATTTCACGCACGCCACCTTCTTTTGCTGCAAACGCACCAGCAGTTTCTGCGACACCAGATATTTGTGCTTTGGCTGCTTTCGCTGCGTTACCAATACCAGTAAACGCTTTGAATCCAATCAAACCAACTTCATCCAAACCTGCACCAAAAAAGTTTGCTGCTTTTATTAAAACATTGATTCCCATAATTGCAATATTGATAAAACCAATAAAATAGTTTTGAACAGCAGTAACAGTATTGATAAACACAAACTTCAAAACTTCACCAAACATATTTACTGCTTTGCGAACGATCTCAAACTTCAAATACAACGCTGCTAAAATAACGACAAAAGCAATCACGGCTGCAACAACAATGCCAATCGGGTTAGAAAACAAAGCCACATTAAACAAGTTTTGTGCAATAGTCGCAGCAATACTCACCAAGCGCAAAGTAACGAACGCTGCTGTTAAAGCAAGGATGGCGTTTCCGAACGCACCCATATTAGTTGTCACATCAAGGAAAGTGCCTGCAAGCATTTTCAATCCTGCGCCGATACCATCCTCACCAATTACTTGCGCCAACTTCGTTGCATAAGGCACAACTTTTTCAACCATAAAATTAGCGAACTTTTCAAACAACGGAAGCAACAAAGTACCTAACTCATCTCGCACATGACCGAAAGCTGCACCGATCTTAAATGTGGCTGTAGTAGTCGCAGCAGCAGTACCACCCACCTGCGTTTCAATAGCCTTAAGCAAAAGTTCTTGTGCTTCATACATTTTACCTGACTCAACTAATGCCCTAATTTTTTCTTTTTCTTGTTCTGTAAAAGTCACACCAGAACGGGCAAGTGCAGTAATACCTTTGATCGGGTCGTTTAATGCTTTACCAAGTTGCACGGCGTTCTGTGTTGCTTCACCAAAACCTGCTGCCTGCAAATCGATTGCTGCAACTGTGGCACGATCAAACAAACCACCAGTCACATCTGCTTCCTGTGCGATCTCTTTAAAGGTAAGCAACTTGCTTTGCACATCTTTAATTGACTCAGCAAGAATACCGAACTGATATTCACCTTTATCACCGATTTCTATAAGTCGTTTCGTTACAGCAGCAGTTTGCGCACCGAACAATCCCATTGTTTTGTTTACTGCTGCAAGACGATCATCAGCCTGTTTAGCGAACTCTGCACCCTTGACAAAGTTCAATGCGAGCGCACCCAAACCTGCTGCTGCAAGACCACCATATTTTGCGACATTTTTAAAGCCATTAGTTGCAGCCTTATCAAGAGTACGCAAACCGAAAGTTGCTTTGCTCCCTGCGCCATCCAATTTTTTAAAATCAGATATAGCCTTGTTTATCCCTTTGCTGTCAAAGGAGGAGACAATGTTTACACCTAATGCCATAATTTATGCTGCTCTCTGAATATGATCTTGCACAACTTTGTTCAATTTTTCTATGGACTTGCTAATGGACTGTTGCACCATTCCCATATTTTTTTGTGTTTCAGGAAACATAACACGACTGCGAGTTTTGCCTTTAGCACTTTTTGTTGAAAATGGTTTGTCCAGATTAGAAACGAAACGCATTCCTGCTTTGTTATCGGCTTTACTTCCTGCGCTGTCATAGATTTGTGCGCCACCATCGAGCTGTTGCAACCGTAGCAAACCAACACGATTGCCCCTAGTAGAAGTAGAAATGGCTGGTTTAACTTTTGCTTTCGCTTTGCTTCCTATATATGGTGGGAACTTGGCATTGCCTTTGCGTTCGTTGGTGGTGTGCCAGTTACTCACCCTGCGAAATGGCGTATTAGGGAATGCTGCGCCAACTTTTGCTGCTAATGGTGTAGCCACATTTTTTAGGTCTTTAATAATCGTGTCATACATTGCACGATCATATTTGCGCAACTCTGCTACAGCCTTTTGCACACCATAAACTTCAAAACGGATTGTCATAGCCTGCGATACTACTACCGTTTGCGTCTAGCGTTTTCATTTCGTTTCGATAACACATCAAACATCGTTTCCAACATCTCCTCCGATTCATTAACTAGAACAGACGGTGCAATGCCTGTTTCTATGGCGAGGAACGCTATAGACCAATGCGCAGAGTCAGAACCTAACTTTCTTTTGGGTCTGCACCCACAATCGGTTCATCCTCACGGATCTCAACTGTCGTAACAGTATTAATCCAATCAGGATCAAACTTCAATGCAGTTTTACGGCAACGAGTTTCGCTATGCCATGCAAGCCACGCTAGGTCTGTGAGCCTAATTTCTGTTTCAAAGCGTGCAACACTGCGTGACCATGTTCGTTCAAACGCCACAAAGTCTGCGAACACAGCATCAGCAGGTGTTTTCGTACCGTCATTGAACTCAACTTGTAAAGCAATTTTCATTGCGATCTCCTTCTAACTGTTTTGATTAATGATTATGCAGTTGTTTTTACGAGCGTTCCACCAGCAAATGAAAGCGAAGTCATAGCCAGCTCGCCAACGCCTGCAGCCACAGGTGTATGACTAGCGAGATATGTTCCAGAAACCGTGTATAGAGGATTCGTTGCGCTGGTCGCTGCTGAACTTGGTCGAACCGTAACGGTTGTTTGCGTGCCTACAACAGGGAAAATTGTTGCTTCAACTTCTGACGCAGCGAAATCTTGCATGAACTCAACTTCAACAGCAATGTTTTGCAGACCACCAACGAACGAACGGTTGCCACCAAACGAAGTTGTTTCTACTGCCTCAATTTCGTAAGTAAGGGTAACGCTATTTGCCCTATCCGAAAGCACCACACCATTAACTGTGATGTCAGCATTTGTTAAAACGATTGAAGCCATGATTTATTTGTCCGTTTCTTTGATGTCTTGCTTTGAAAACTTTGTATTGACCTCAGCGATATGACCACCATCAATCAATCCTTGAATGTTACACCCATCTAACAGGTCGCTGTCTATAGTCTCGCCCTGTTTTCCTAAAGCAAGTTTGTTGCTCAAAACTTTATATGTGGTCATAGTTTTCCTTTATGCGTGAACTGTAACAGATACTTGTATTTGCAAAAACTCTGCATCAGCAGAATTAAGGCTTGAAATGTCTGCACCTGATGGTACTACTAAAGTTTGTGCTACGCCACCAAGCGTAGTATCTCCTTCTAACGCAGCACGAATACTTTTCGTTCCAGAAAATGAAAGGAAATCATCCAGCAATGCGTGCGCTGTGCGATCCAAATATCTGCCAACAATCACGCTGATAGTCCAATTCATTGTGACATCGCCACCTCCGAAAGCCCTGTGATAATCAACAGAGTTCAACACGGGGAAAGCGATAGGTGGATTAAGTTGCTCAGGTTGATAAGTGTAGGTGCGTAGCCCTGTGATCGTTCCTAAGCGTGCTGCAAGCCCTGTAGCGACTTGTGAAACTGTCGCTGGCATCAGGCGATACCAAACATTTTGTAAGGTGAAAGTAGGTCACGCACATCAGGATCAACAGCACGCACCGTAATAGCCATATCAGCGAAACCGACAACACCAAGAGCAGCGTTCAAGCGTGCGAACTGGCGCATAGCAAGCAGCACACAAGCCTGATTCACATCGTCAGGAACGGTGTTCCAACCCCATTGTGCTGTAACTTGCACAGTAGGAAAAGATGGTGTTACAAAAAGAGGGAATGTTGCGCCACCAACCATACGAGCATTTAGATATGGGCGTGACTGTAAGACTGCATCTGTTGGTTCAAGAATGTAATCAACACCCTGAACCAAAGTTGTTGCATAAGTACCGTCAGCAGTCGTATCAATTTTGATTGTTATAGAACTTGAAGAAACATCTGCTGGAAAGAACAGCATATATTCGTTATACGGATACATCGTGATAGCAGTTTGGTTCATCTTGTAAAAGAACCTTCCCGTGTAACCATCAATACGCCGTGATGCAGACTCAATAGCATTTTCCAACAAAGTGTCATCCACATTGTCTGTAAGCCTCAACGCAGCCTTCACCTCTGCAAGTGTGCAATAACCATTTGTAATAGCCACAATTATCCTTTACGCTTTTTTGCTGCTTTCACTACAGCACGCTCAACTACTGGTTCTAAAGCTGCTGTTTCAGTTTCTGTTTCAACCATATATTTGTGGTCGAAATCTAGTTCACGCAACGCAGCATCAACTGCTTTAATGCGATCTTTCAACCCTCTGCGTTCGTAACCTGCACGCTCTACAAGTAATGCTTCAATTTGTTTGTTCATAGTTACTCCATAAATAGAAAAGGGTTGGTGACACCCCGAAGGATACCACCAACCCTTTCACAAGTTGATTAACAAACAACCTTAGAAGGTTGGTGTTACCAATCCAGTTCCTCCGATGAGGGAGAAAGCATTTGGGTAACGATTAGCAGTGAACGCTGAGTAACCATAAACGATCATGGTGACATCAAGTTCGGAAGCCTTTGGTTGCTCAAAGCGCAACATCATTGGCTCGCCACCACCCTGTTCAAACAAGTGTGCTTCTTGTGTGTTACCAAAGATAATAACATCTTCGTTTGCACCTGCACCGTTGGTTGTGATGACATTGGCATCCGTGATAACTGGCAAACCCATAATGGTGTAACCACTATTGCCATACACAGGTGCGCCATTACCAGAAGCAATCGCAGGCTGACCATTGAAGTTAGGCACTGGCACAGCCAATGGTCGCTTCTGATCATCAAGTGAAGCCAAGATGAAAGCAAGTCGGCGTGGATGCATCAAGATGAAGTTCGGACCAGCAAAGAAGTTGGTCTGAATGCGCTGAATTGCGTCAGCCATCTTTGGGTACAACTCTGCAACGGTTGGCGAAGCATCGGTGTAGGTCACAACTTGCGTGATTGTGTTCGTCAGCGAAGTTGCTGATGTAGTAACAAACAACGAATCAAGGTTTGTGTGGTAAGCAGAAACAAGATCAGCCATTACTAGCGAATCGATGTTTGTGCCACGCTCAATCGCTTGGCGTGAAACATTTTGCTGACCAGCAACAGTAACAACCGAAACATCGAGTTTCGTGTCATCCATGTTGGTTTCAGAAACTGCTGCACCTTCAGTTTGAACTGCTGTGCTTGAACCAGTCGTTACCTTGCTGATGCTGATAACTAAACCAGAATCAGGTAGTTGATGCTTGCGTGCCACTTCCAAGAATGGGCGTCCTGCACGGGCGAACGGTGCAGCCAAGTCTGTAAGGAATTGTGGAACAACCAAACCAGCAAAGTTTGCGCTGGTTACATCACGGCGTTCAATCTTTTCTTCGTTCATGTGACGAGCAAGACGATCTTTCGCAGCGTAGTCGTTGTTGAACTGTGCAGCGTAAGCGTCAGCAAGAAACGAGGTTTCAGCCTTTGGGCTGTAGGTGCGTGCTTCTGACTTCACTACTGTTGGTGCTACTGCAACATCAAACTTCTTTTCTTTGCGAAGTTCTGCTGCTTCTGCCGAACGCTTTTCAAGTTCGCTGTGCGTTTTGATTTGCTCATCCAATGAACGAACTTCATCAAGTGATGCAGCAATTTCTGCGTCTTGTTCTGGTGAAAGTTCACGGGCTTCTGTTTGTGCTACTGCAACAATGGCTTCTGCCTTTGCTAGTGCAGCGTCACGCTTTTCGATAAGTGTGTTACTGAATGACATTATGACCTCCAATGGTCAAATCGGTTTATGGTTTGACGAGTGTTAGAGGTAGTGACCCGTTCTAGGGTCGGCTGACTAACGGCTGCGATACTTCTGTAATGCGATTTGCTGTTTACGCAAAAGCACGCCAGTAGTAACGGGAACTGTAACACAGACATTTTTGCTTCGCAACTCTGCAACAGTTTCTTCATACGCAGGGAAAGTTACAACGGAAACATCAAACAACTGGACTTCACGCAGCTCTCTAACGCTACGGTCAGAGTTCCAATTATCTTTTACGGTACGAAAAGCAAAAGACATTTGTGACAGATCGCCACGCTTCATAGCAGAAATAATGCGTGCAGCGTCAGGGTTCATTGGATCAAGTTTGGCTTCCATACGCAAACCACGCTCATCCTCAATCAATGTCATTGTTCCTGACTTTGTGCGTGCTAGTGGTACGCCTTCGTGATCTACAAGCAATCGAACATCTGCGCCATCATTCAAAGTTTTAGAAAATGCTCCACGCTTCACATACTCAATGAATGGCATTGGCTCTGAAGGAGAATCCCAAATTGCTGCGTAACCAACAATCGTGTTGCCGTCTGACTCTGCACGCAACTCTAAATTAGAATACGCAATACTGCGCTTCTCATTAATGTCGGTTGCTACCCATTGCATAGTGTCAGTCATAATTTGCCAATCATACTTGCTTCTAGAGTTTGTTTCCATAGCGTCTAGTCTTTCAACAATACCGTAAGCATAATCCATAGTTCTTTTTGCTTCAGATTTAGTTGAACCACCACCCCACAGCAACATTGCGACAAGACCACCAGTAATTTCGTCACCTTCAACAGCATCTAAATCGCTCATATGTCGTGCGATCCATGCACCAATTTTGCGCCACTTTTGTTCTGTGACAACACCTGAAACCATTTTGCGTGCATCCTCAACCGTTTGTGGTTGTAATCCATCACCACTAAAACCTTCCTCATGCAGTCTCAATCCTCTTTTGGCGTTCTCACGCATAAAGGCAGGTGGCTTCAAATTGATAGCACGCAAACTATTTTCTGTTGGTTCGTCTGCCATATCAAGTTCGTATGGATCAACGACTTTAATACCTAATTGTGTATATGCGTCACGGGCAGCAGAATCATTATCTATCGCTTTGTCAATGGTTTTTCCGTCAGCAATCAATTCCTCTGCCACACTCTTTTTATATTCTGCGTTATCAAGTGCTTCATCTTGCTTCATAATTAAACGGTCATATTGAACGCCAGCATCCAACAGGGCAGCAACAGTTGCTTCACGATCTGTTTCTAGTCTGCCTGTAACAATGACTACCAAGTATTCAGGGTAATCGTTGTTCACATAGTCAATAACTTTTTGTATTGGCTGCACACCATTTTGAAGCAGGGTGTCATCAATATCGACAATCAAGACTTCCTCTGCACCACCAATACGCACTTCACCTAATGGTTCAAGATTTTCTGCGAGTGATAACGCCACCATTTGATCTATGGCATCTTGTTTTGTTGTATGACAAGTAATTGTTTCTGTGATGTTGCCATAACTTTTTACTGTTGCCCAAGTAGAGCAATCAGGTTGCGTAGCAGATATTCCGTATGGCATAAATCAATCTACATCTGGTGTTAGCAAACGAACATTCGTTGTGCCTGTGTTGGTAATGCCGTAAAGAGTTTCACCAAATGGAACTTGAATCGTTATCGTTTGGTTATTTGGCAGATGCAAACCACTTGTTGTCGTAACTGCACTATCACCAAGATATGTG